GAAGCTGCGAGATTAACTAATTCGGATTCAAGTAGAATTAGTGCTTGTTGTAATAATAAAATTAAATCTTCAAATAATTATATATGGAGATATGAAGAAACTTTTATAGAAAAGTATGTTGATAACAAACATAATAAAAAATCAATTAATCAATATGATTTATTAAATAATTATATAAAAACATATAATTCTATTAGTGAAGCAGAAAGAGAGAATAATATAAGTAATATAAATCATTGTTTAAGTGGTAAAAGAAAAACTGCGGGTGGATATAAATGGAAATATTTAAAATAAAAAAGAGACCTTTTAGGTCTCTTTTTTATTTTAATAAATAATCAATTTTAGCATTTCTCAAAATACCTGAAGTTTCTATATATTCTTTAGTAAAAATATCATGTATATTTAATGTTCGTGAATATGCTCTTAATACACTTGACCACTTATCAGAGGGGGGATAATGTTAACCATAATGTCTCTACTTGAAAAAAAGTATCACTTGATCTTTTAAATGGATCTCCTATAAATAAGGGATAACCATTATTTATAAATTTAGGTAATAATCCTTTATAATGTTCTATGTTTATGTTTAAAACGGATAATAAATCATTTATTTCAGTTTGAGTTCCTAACATTTTTATTATATCAGATACTTCTTTTTCTAATTTTTCTTTAGTCATTTTTTAATTTTTTATTTTTCTAAAATCTTTGTAAGTAAAATATCTCGATGTATTCCTATTTTAATAACGTAATCTTTGTAATTTACTTCATTCACATAATCATCTACAAAACATCCTCTTAAATAGTTATCATATAATTTATATACCATAAATGGTTGATTTATGTCATGATAATAATCATAACTCTTACATACATGCGGTATTTCTAATACCTTGTTATCTTTTATATACATGCAAAGAAATACTGTAAGATCAACATTAAAATAAATATTTCTATTATTAGCCAAATTTTTTATAACTTCTACAGATGGAACTATCGGTCCTAATGAAGTAAAAAAATTTATTCTTTCATCTACATGAATTGGTAATATTATTATCATATATAATATACATTTAAGAAACATTTCAAATCTTTACCACCTCCATATGATATAGAACTTTGTAAACATTCTGTTAAAAACTTATATTCTTCTAAAAAAGTTTTATTCTTTAATGGAACTCTTTTAGATATTCCTTCAATTCTTGAAGTTTTTCCACTTTGTCTGTTAGATGCAGAACCCCACATTTCTTTAAATGAACCTTCTGTTGTATAAATAGTTTCCCCTGGTGAATCTAAAAATCCACCTAACATACCACCAATCATTACACAAGTAGCACCTAAAACAAGTGATTTAGCAATATCACCTGGTTCCCTAATTCCCCCATCCGCTATAATTGGTTTAGTAGCAACTGTCGCACATTCTTTAATAACTGATGCTTGACAATCACGAGATCCAAAACCTGTATTCATAGCAGTTGAACAGAAAGAATTGTGAACAATAATATTTTCTATATTATATGACTCGTCTTCTTCTATTGTTAGGTCTATAACTTCACCTAAATAATTAACCTCTTCTATACTTTCAATTTCAATAAATTCCATATTTTTTTAATATTTTAATAAATTCATTATTATTTATTTCGGTTTCCCATAGATAAATAATACTATATTTTTTATCTTCTGCGTATTCTTTTTTTATTTGATCTAAATTAATTTTATATTCTTGTCTTTCATTTAAATTCTTTTTATTCATATCTGTATTAGAGTAAATGGTAGGATTTGAATGCCAGTAATCTCCATGTGTTTCTATTATAAGATTTTTATCGTTTAATAAAAAGTCAAATTGATATTTTTTATCTAAAATAAAATTATACTTAAAATCTATATTTAACGTTTTTAGATATTTTTCTACTTTTATTTCTATAGAAGTTTTTTTATACAAACCTTTTGATAATCTTTCAATCATTAAATCTCTCATTTTATCTTTATGTTCTTTTGTATTAGTAGATAAAATCAATTTATTAATATGATTTTTATATAATAAATTTGCTTTCTCTTCTCCATATTTATCTAACCAAACACCATAAAAAGATTTACCAAACATTCCATTATTAGGTCCAATTCTTTTAGATTTTTCTTTGTGTTCTTTTATCAAGAGGGTTCTCGTTTCTTCATCATATTTATTTGACCAAACTTGATAAAGATCTTTTCCGAAAAAATGATTTTTTTCTCCTTTCATAGAATCAGATTTTTCTAATCTTTTTTTCTCATCCCATTTTTTACCAAATTGATGATTTTTCTCTCCAATTTGCTTACATGTTCTACATAAAAAATTATCTTTTAATAAATATTCTTTAGAAGGCTTAGTTTTCCAAATAGATTTTTTATCACATTCATCACAAACGAAATATATACTATAAGTTTCTTTTTTAAGAGGTGTTGGTTCATCTAAACTATAGAATGTTTTTCCAGTTTTTTCATCTAAAAAATTAACTAATATATCATTAATTTTAAATTTTAATTTTAATTTTATCATATAGTATATATTAAAATATATACGTCCTACTCCAACTTTTTATAATTTAACTAAAAGATGAATTTCCTTATTTAATTTTTCAGCTTCAATAAAAAAACCATAATCATTTAAATTTTGTTCATTAACAAAATCTTTATCACTTTTTAATATAACGTAAAATTCATGACTCTTTGTGCATGGAGCTAATCCATTTATTGATAATAAATCAAACTCTGTGGTTTTAGAATGTTTATTTAAAACTCTCTTATACCTATTTTTATGAGTTAAAACATAATCATCTAAAGAAATTTCACTTAGACTTTTTAACCCATTTTTAGTCATAACTTCAGCATCTGCTGTAAAACAACCTGGTGCTATCCCAACTTTTGTAGCATGAGCTCCCCAAGATTCTAAATCAGAAACTCCTTCGGGAGTTGATACATTACCTGCTATAATAAAAGATCCTGGTAAATTAGCTTTGATATATTTTATCATATCTTTCATTTTAACAGAATGTCCATGAGCAATATCAATCGTAATAAAATCAGGATAAGTATCGTTATCTACAAATTTATCTACTAATTGATAAGCATCTTCATTTACTCCCATAGAAATAGATGATATTAGCAATTTAGATTTCATCATTTTATGAAATTCAAACATATCGTTATCAAATCGGTGCATTATATAAAAATAACCTGCTTCTGCTAATTTTATACATAAGTCTTCGTTAATAACTGATTCCATATTTGATGGAACTATTGGCATCTTAAATGTAAAATTACCTAATTTTAAGCTTGTATCACATTCAGAACGGCTATCTACAATACATTTTTTTGGGACTAGGTTAATGTCCTTGTAATCAAATTTTTTCATATACATAATTTATTAATAAAAAGAATATTTGCCATTATCTACTATACAATAGATATTACACGGAGTTAAATAGATCCCATTTTCTTCTTCTCTAACAGAACATCTTAAAAATCCATCTATTTGATTATTATTTATAACTCTAACAGTCATATTATTTAATCCTTTTAGGATTATTGAGTTAGAATCTTCATTAGGAAAGAAAAATTCATCTTTATTTTTTAAAATTTTACCATTTCCTTCTTCACCAAAATAAGTATTATTTATTATTTCTCTAAGTTTAGTTTCGTCAGTAAATTCAATTTTAATTTCGTATTTCATTATATATTTTTTAATTGTTCAAAAATCGCTTTCTTTTCAGGAGTTAAAGTTTTTGGAATTTCTATTGAGAAAATAACAACAATACTTCCTCTACCTCTTACATTTCCACCCATATCTATGATAGGAATTCCTTTTCCATTAAATATTTGTTTACTACCAACTTCTGTTCCTGCGGGCACATTTACTTTTATTTTACCAGTTGGTGCATTTATATCAAAATTAGTACCTAATACAAAATCAGTAATACTTAATTTTCTTTCATATACTAAATCAGAATTAATTCTTGAAAACTCAGTATACTGTTCTTCTTCAATTATTACATGAAGATCACCTGGTTGTCCGTCTAATATTTCATTACCTTTACCAGGCATGTTCAATGTCATACCCGTTCCAACACCTGCTGGAAAATTAATTTCAACAGTATCTTCTGCTGTTATAACAGTGTTATTTTTAACAATATTTCTTGGGTATTTAATGGTTCTATTACAACCATTAATAATTTCATTAATACTTAATGTAAGTTTAATTCTTAAATCACTACCTTTTCTAATTCTTTGTTGGTTAAAGAAATGTGAAAATATATCTTCTACATTAAAACCACCACCAAATGGACTACCATTTCCAAATGGATTACCTCCACCAAAAGGATTATCTCCTATATTGTTATCATATTTAAACTTTTTATCATTATCTGATAAAACTTCATAAGCCTCAGTTATTTCTTTAAACTTTGCTTCATCTCCCCCTTTATCCGGGTGGTGAGTCATAGCCAATTTTCTAAAATTAACTTTAATTTTTTTATTAAGCTCATCTGAACTTAATTTTTTATCTTCTTCTGATAAATTTAATAATTTGTAGTAATCTTTTTTCATATTTTATTTATTTTATTTAATAAATCTTGTTCTGTAGAAATAATTTCATCTAAATAATTTTGATAAGTAAATTTACTATTATTAGTAAAATATATAATTTTTATATTATTTTTTTTACATAAATCATATTTTATTTTATCTCTTTCTTTTATTTTTTCAAATACTTTTATTATATGTTCTTCTCCTTTATTTCCAAAATCAATAGGTATAAAATGTTGGTCTCCTTGACATTCAATAGCTATTGAATGATCTGGTAAATAAAAATCTAAAGATTGTAATTTTAACCAATCTGATTTATATTCCCTTATATAAGAAATATCTAATTTTTTTAGAATATTTTCAATAAAAATCTCTAATTTACTTTCTTTACATAGAGGACATCCTTGTCCTGATAAATGTTTAAAAGGTTTTTGTAAAAAAACCCCATGTTTTTCACAAACTATTTTTATTTTTATTTCAGTATTTACATAATCTACAAAGTCATAGTTATATTTATCTCCATGTTTTTCATAACATTCAATTAAAAATTGTTCTTGTGTTTTTGTATTTTTTATCTTAGCCTTATTTATACCACATTTAGGACAACCAACTCCTTTAATATGCTGAAATGGTCTTATTTCAAAAGAACCATGTTCTAAACAATTAATTTTAATCTTTGTTTTATTATTAATATAGATAACATCTTTATAATCATAAAAATCATTATGTATTTTTCTAACTTTACTTAGAAATTCATTAGGATTTGTTCTTAACTTTTTATTTAAAATTAATTTAGAACACTCTTTACAACCATCTCCTATTAAATGATTACAAGCTTTTTGCCAAAAATCACCATGAAGTTTACAAGTAATGCAAACTTTAGTATGTGCATTTATATATAATAATTTATCATATAAATATTTATCCCCATGTCTTTCAATAGCTCTTTCTATAAAAATTTCATTATTTAATTTTTTATTATTTTTCATTACTTATATATTAAGTATCTAGGTTTCTAGGTTTCTGTATACTTTTTTTGTTTAAAATACTTAATATATATATATAATTATATATTAATAAAGTTTTATTATGGACTATATAGTGATTAATGAATTTGGTGATAGGGAGATTATTTTTTCAAATAAATTATTGGAATATAAGTTATTATGGAAAGGTCATAAATTATCCATAGCTAATGACCAATCCACATTAAAATCTTTAATAAAAATGTTTGAAGCAAGAAATCCAAAAAAAGAGTATTCTTTGGATTACAAAAAATGGATTCAAACATTTTCAATGAAAGAAATCTCGTATAGAGATAATTGTTGGAATGATATAAGTAGCTATGGATTAGATAAAACATATAAGGATATATTAGAAATAATGAATACCAAATTTGGTTATTTTAATAAATTATTTATATACGAAAAAACAAAATAAATATGAAACATTTACAAACATTTAATGAAAGAAACCTAATAAATAAGATGTTATTTAAAGATGAAAGTATAATACTTAAAGTTATTAACTCTTTAAAAACAAAGTGTCCTCCAAAAAATATCAAGGTAGTAAATAATCCTATTAAACCTGTTAAGAAATTTCAAATAGATCAAAAATTACAAAAATTCAAAACTATAAAATTTTTCACAACTACTCCAACAAAAGAAGATTTTCAAATTACTGATGTAAAAATAGTTCTTTATTGTCAAGATTATTTATTAAGAACTAATTTGCTTATAGCAGTATTTGTTGATAACAAAGAATTAGAATGTAGTGAAAAATCTAAAGAAGAATTATATAATATTGTTAAAAGTTATATTTAATAGTTATTAAAGTTTAATAACTTCTTAACATTATTTGAATAATAAAATTCATAATTAATGTTTTTTAATGTTAATTTAAGTAATTCTAATTTTTCTATTTTTAGAGATAAATCATTTAGATAAACATCTAAATCTTTAAGAGCCATTTTCCAATTTATTTCACAATTCCAATGTGAAGGAAATTTATCTCTAAAATTAGAGATAGCTAATTCAACTGATTTCTTTTTTACTAAAATTTCATCACCATCTTTCATTGATTTAATACTCAAAAAATGAATGAAGTAATCATTAAATCTATGAATTAGATTATCAGTTTCCATTACTTTTAATAAACCAATAACTATTCCATTTCTTTCACTTAATTCGAATTCTTTATCTTCTGCTAAAATCTTTTCTGATTCTTTTTCAGAACCAACTACATAATATACATATGTATCCCATAAACCTCTTTTAACTATATCTGATGGTTTAACCATTATTTTCATATAAATATATTTCTTTTTTTAATATAGAATAATTATAGAAAAAGTTTACTTAAACTTAAAAGTATAATTAAATGGATCTCCTTGTCCACCTCCTGTCCTATAAGTTAGGACGTTATCACACTCAGGACAATATTCTACTTCCCAAGTTCTATCTGGTCTTTCTGAGGAAAACTCTTGTAAACAAGAATCACAACACCAAATAACATTTGTTAAATAAAGACTAATATCCCATCTATAATTATGTCTAAATTTTGAAAAAATCTCAGGTGTCATTAAATTACTTTCTAATAATTTAACTATTCTATGATTTTCATAAATCATTTTGGTATAGTAAGGAATATCAGAAACTTTCTTTTCTAAGATAAAAGTAGTATATAATTCTATACGTTCCTTAAATCTTTCCATTATTTCTTTTTTGGTTTAAGAATCATTAACCATTTATTACCTTCCATTTTTGGAAGAGTTTCAGGAAGTCCATATTCACTTAATGTTTCAGCAAATTTTAACATTACCAATTCACCAGCAGCAGGCATAGTTCTTTGTCTGCCTTTTAGTGTAATTACACATTTAACTTTATCGTTTTCTTCTAAAAACTCTTTGGCTTTTTTAGCTTTGGTTAATAAATCATTTTCAGCGATATTTGGACTAAGTTGAATTTCTTTCATCTCAGTCTTAGTTGAATTTTTCTTTTTTTCTTTCTCAGCTTTTTCTATATCATATAGAAATTTTTGATAATCTTCTATTCTAACAACAGGTGGATTAGCAGTTTCTGAAATAAGAATTAAATCCAATCCTTCTGCTTCCGCCATTTTAAAAGCTTCATAAGATGATACGATTGTTTGTATCCCATCTTTAACAAGACGAACTCTATCGAATCTAACTTCTCCGTTAATTTTGTGTTTTCTAGTTTTTTTTGCCAATTTTTTTAATTTTTGTTTTTTTATATAGCAAATATAATAAAAAAAGTTGATTTAAAAAAATCAACTTTTTTCTTTTTTATCTGAAAGATTTATTCACCAAATAAATCTTCTGCATTCAAATCATCTGCATCTCTTTCATCATCTCCTTCATCAACAATAGCATCAAATTGACTATTTACTTCTTCTAATTCTTCCAAAGATTTAAATCTAAAATATTCATTTACAATTGGTTCCATTGCTTTTAATACATCAGGGGTAAATATACCAGGGGTAAATAATTGTTTTAATGTAAAAGATTTATCTAAATGTCTAACATACCAACGAGTTCCACCAGGAGTAAATGCGAATTCACCAGTTTTTTTATTAACTTCTGCCTTTCCTTGAGCAATACCAATTTGTTCGAAATATTCAGGGCGACAAAAAGCTTCTAAACCTGTGAAAGGATTCATACCATTTACAAATGATATATCAAAACGAATTTTTTTAGGTTTAGCTAAACGATTTTTAACACATTTAAATAAAACACTTATACCTGATGCTCCTAAATCCATATCATCAACATTAGAATCTTTTAATTTTGATTTTGACATCATTCCGATAACTGAAGCAGAATATAAAAGTCCATTTCCACCTCGCAATTTTTCAACACTAAACATATCAAGTGTTTGATATGTTTGATTAGCAACTAAAAGAGGTATATCTAAAAATCCTAAATCAGTATTAATACTTCTAAACATAGATCCTAGAGCTTTTGCTTTAGTCATATCTTGTTTAATATTACCAGCCAATAAATCTTCTTTTTCTTTATTTGATGCCATTTGACCCAGTGAATCGATAACAATTAATAATTTTGGTAATTCAAATCCTGCTAATTTTTGATCTTTAAGTTCATCTAATAATTGTGTTAATAACATATTAACATCTTCTACTTTATTAGAACGAATTAATCTAAACTTTTCTAATGAATTATCAATTCCATAATTAGGTAAATCTTGTAAATCTATACTTTGTTCAGTATCAATATAAATTACTGAATATCCAGATTTTTGAGCATTTTTTGCAACAGAATAACAAATAAACGACTTACCTGCTCCACTTTCTCCTGCTACACAACTTATTCTATTTGTTGATATACCACCTCCTAATAATTTTCCAGATAAACATGCATCCAATAAATAAACACCTGTTGATAAGAATTTTCTTTCTTTAATTTCTTTCTCAATTTGAATAGGTATAGTTTTTCCTATATTATCTAATACAGTTCCAATTTTACTAAATTCAAATTTTTTAACTTCTTTTGCTGCTTTTGCCATTTTTAATAATTATTTTTATAAAGTATATATAATTTTTATATTACTCCCTTTTAAATTATTTTATTTTTTATTAAAAGAATTATCAAAAGGGGGTATTATAATTTTAATATATAAAAATAAAAAATATGACAAAACAAGAATTTTTAGATAGAGCACATGCTATACATGGATATAAATATGAATACTTAAATTTAAAAGACAAAATTTTATCAAATGAAAGTATAGATATTTTATATAATGGGATTTTATATAAACAAAAAGTAGTAAAACATATTTTATTAGGAAGATGCCCAGAAAAAAATACACCACTAAAAACAACTGAAGAATTTATAAAAGAAGCAAAAAATAAATGGGGAGATAAATATGATTATTCATTAACTAATTACACAGGAGCTTTAAAAAAAATAAAAATAAAATATGAAGGAATAATATTTGAACAAATAGCTAATTCACATTTAAATTATGCACCTGAATTAAATATGAACCAAGAATATTTTATATATAAAGCAAAAAGTAAATGGGGGGATATATATGATTATTCCTTAGTTGAATATAAAAATTGTAAAGAAAAAGTAAAAATTATTTTTAATAAAACTAAAGAGATATTTGAACAATCTCCAGAGTGTCATTTAATATATCCACCTGAAGGATTAAATAAAATTTATTCAAATGATAAATTTATTCATGAATCTAATATTATTCATGATAATAAATTTATTTACTATAAGACTAATTATATAAATACAAAAACTAAGGTAATAATAACTTGTCCTATTCATGGAGATTTTAACCAAACTCCAAATTCACATTTACAAGGTAATGGATGTTCTTTATGTAATGAGTCAAAAGGGGAAAAAAATATAAATAGATTTTTAACGGAAAATAATATTGTTTTTGAAAGACAAAAAAAATTTGAAGATTGTAAAAATATTTTTTGTTTACCATTTGATTTTTATATACCTTCATTAAGAATTTGTATAGAATTTGATGGTGTTCAACATTATAAAGCATTATCATATTTTGGCGGTCAAGAATCATTTGAAAAAACTAAAATAAATGATAAGATTAAAAATGATTATTGTGAAGATAATTTTATTAATTTAATTCGTATTCGTTATGATCAAATCGAAGATATTGAATATATCTTAAAAAGATCTTTATCAGCGTATAAATCACTCCTCTAAAGGAATGATTTTATCTTCTTGTAACAACACCACCTATATTATTTGTAGTCGGTATTCCTGTATCATTACCACCTGTATAAAATGTTCTAAATTCAGTTGGTCCATCTATTTGCATTCTTTCTGGATTTCTCATAAAATAATCAATAGCTTTTTCTTTAGCTAAGTCCATTTTTTCTTCAAATTCTTCACCTTCTAATGTTTGAGGCATATCAATTCCTACAATATCAAATATTTCGTGAAAATTTTGGCTTCCTAATTGTTCTTCTACATATTTAGTTACTTGAGATTTTAACACGGGGTCAATTGGTGTATTTTGATTAGAGTTTTCATTATCATTGAAATTTTCGTAAGTTTTAATATGTTTCATAATTTATATATTAATTTTTTTTATTTTAAAAATTTTTATTATATTTGTATATGAAAAAAATGGTAAAAAATAAAAAATGTATTAATTAAAAACATTTTAAAAATTTATTATATATTAACACAAAATTAAATTAAAAAATGAGTAAATTACTAGTAACTAAGGAAGGCTTCCATAGTATGCAAACTGAATTAAAGAAGTTGAAAGGTATAGATCTTAGAGAAGCTGCCCAAATGATGATGGAAGCTAGAGATAAAGGTGATATATCAGAAAATGCGGAGTTTGATTCCGCAAAAGAAAACATAGATAATCTAAATAAAAAGATTATTGAATTAGAACAAAAAATAGCAAAATGTATTATCATAAGTTCTGATAATGTAGATAATTCATCTGTCCAATTACTTACACGAGTAAGAGTTTTTAATCAAAAGATTAAAAAAGAACAAACATTTTCTATAGTTCCTGAAAATGAAGTAAATATAAAAGAAGGTAAAATATCTTTTAATTCACCAATTGGAAAAGGACTTATTGGTAAAATCGTAGGAGATATCGCTACAATAGATGTGCCTATTGGGAAAATGGATTTAGAAATTTTAGACATAAACGTAATTAATTAAAAACAAAAATAGATAACATGAAAACAATCGTAAAAAACGAAGTTTACCAAAGAGTAGAAGATTTAGAAGCAGATGTAAAAGTAAAATCAGGATGGAATTTTGCTCCAAAATCTGAGTGGAAAAAATTTGTAAGAGACATCAACAAAGTTGAAAAAGTAGCAAAAGTAGATACTGATGAAACTCCAAAAGAGAAAAAGAAGTATGTAAAAGAAAAAAGATCCTAATTATGTTTCCTTGGGAAGAAGGCTACAATCCTTACTCCAATGCCATAGAATTATCCATGAACTATGAACATGGGAAAATTACTTTTGGTCAAAATAGTATAGGATACTTTCGTCAAGAGTTGTTAGATAGAAATATCTATACAACTTTTGACTCAATTAAAGCAGGACTTAGAACTGCCACTACAAGAAATGAAAAGTTTAGTAGTGGAACTTATGTTGTATTTACAAAAACAGGCATAGCAGAGAAACTGCTATGCTTTATTATTAAATCATCTTATCCTGTAAAAAATATTTCTAATGAAGAATGGTCTTTATTAGAAGGTTGGAATGAAGATTATATATCATATAATCCAAATGTATTAAATAAATTTCAATTCGTTTTTAAGCTAATTAAAATTATTTAATATATAATGTATGTTACATACAATATATTCTCTT